TAGCAGCCAAACCCTGAGTAACCTCAGTCTTAGTAGCAAACGTAGAGTTAGCTGTAGACGTATCTAGTTTAGCTCCAAGACCACTGCTCAATTCAGTCTTAGTAGCAAACGTAGAGTTAGCTGTAGACGTATCTAGTTTAGCTCCAAGACCACTGCTCAATTCAGTCTTAGTGGCATACGTAGAACCACCTTCAGTCTTCGTAAGGTAATCTGTAAGATCCTCTACAAGGGCTACCTTATTCTTACCCCCACTAGTCACACCGTCCATAATGATAGGACGATAACCTTTAGGATCATCAGTCTTTATGACTATTTGTCTATCTCTACCTAGAAACCCATTATTAAAGTCTTCCTGTAGAGCATATCTTGTGCTTATGTCATTATCTGTTAGAGTTATTGCCATAATTAATTACCCACTCTCCCATAATCTATTGTTCTAGAATTATTAATCAATGTATTAACCTGTGCCGTGAAGTCAGTAATACTAGCTGTAGTATGTGTATGATTACTGTCAGACTTACCTGCTAGACCACTAGTCAATGCACTCTTAGTAGCAAAGGTGCTATTGGCTGTAGCTGTATCCATCTTGCCGGAAAGACCTTCAGTCAACTCAGTCTTCGTAGCAAACGTAGAGTTAGCTGTAGACGTATCAAGCTTATTACTTAGTTCTACCTTAGTAGCATAGGTGCCAGCAGCTGTAGCAGAGTCAAGCTTAGCAGCCAAACCCTGAGTAACCTCAGTCTTAGTAGCAAACGTAGAGTTAGCTGTGGATGTATCTAGTTTATTACCTAGTTCTGTCTTAAGAGCATATACAGAAAGATCAGGTTTATTCTTAATGTAATCTACTTCTGTATCTACAGTCTGACTCCAGTCTGCCTGCACTTGACCAAAAGATGCCTGATTGGCCCAATACTTAGCTGAGTACTCTTCACCTTCAACAGGGCCATCCATCTTACTAGCCCATGCCTTAGCCAGACCTACAGAACTATTGATTGTGGTCATAGCTGTAGACCCTGCCTGCTGAACTAGAGTCACCTGATTGGTACCCTCAGCACTCACAGCTGTCACAGCGTTGTCCTTAGCTGTATTAACTGCTTCAGTAGCCTTAGTCCCTGCCGATCCAACTGCAGCTACCTGTGCTGTACCAGCTTCAGTAACAAGACCTACCTGTTTAGTACCCTCACTAGTAACCAATCCTGTCTGTGTAGTACCGGCATCTGTCACAGCTTTAACTTGTGTTTTACTCTCTTCACCCAGCTGACCAAGGTGTTCCTGTGTAGCAGTCTCCAGTTCACCCTTCTGCTTTGTACCTTCAGCAGTTACAAGCTGTACCTGAGCTTCACCTTCGTCCTCTACAAGACCCACCTGTGTTGTACCTGCTGCATTAACCTGAGAGATACCGCTGGTCACAGCAGAAGAGATATCCTGTTTACCTTGTTCTACTGCCTGTGATATATCCTCAGCAGAACCAGAGGCATCGTCAGCGCTAGCCTTAGCCTGTTGAGCCCAATACTTGGAGGAGTAGTCCTCATTATTGACAAGCCCATCAGTCTTAATAGCCCATGCCTTAGCTAGGTTCTCTGCAGCTTTGGCATTGGTTTCTGAGGTCTTAGCGTTAGTCTCAGATACCTTAGCATTAGCTTCAGACTGCTTAGCTTTAGTTACATTCTCATTGGTAGTAACTACAGCATTAATGACAGTATCTACCTGACCACTCTCAATAAGATTCCCTACAGCTTGTACGTCAGATATGTTGTCTGCAACTGTCTTAATGTTGCCACCAGTGATCTCTACACCACCAGAAGATCCAGTACCCACTCTGCCCATATCTGTACCTATGGTTGCTGTAATCTGTCCATCTAGGTCACCGGCAACTATGTTGACATCATCCATGTTATTGGAGACATTAACAACATCATCAATATTGTCAGCTACAATGTCCAGCTTGGGTTCTATCTTCTTAGCTTCATTAGCCCAGTATTTGGAGGAGTAGTCTTCACCATTGACCTTAGCATCCATCTTGATAGCCCAGTCTTTAGCTAGAGCTACAAGATCAGAAGTCTCCTCAACTGCATCCTCCTTGATCTGCTGAGTTTCTTCCTTTATCTGCTGAGTAGCATCTCTGATACCTTCAGTCTCAGTCTTGATTTGCTGAGTCTCAGTCTTTATCTGGTTAGTCTCATCCTTAATTGTCTGAGTATCACCTTTGATTGTCTCAGCTTCATTGCGATACTGTAGAGCCTGATCTCTATAACCCTCAGCTTCTTCTACCAGATCTTTAACATTCTCTTTGTCTGTCAGATAGAAACCATAGGTCATCGCATCATGTTCATCAACGGGATCACCCACATTGACAATACGATTACCCTTAGCATCCCAATTGCCATCTCTATCTTTAACCAGAGCATCATTGATGATGTCTCTAGCTTCTTCAGCAATATGAAATGCCTGCAGCTGAGATGTATCAAGATCAGTAGCCTTCAGTATCGAAGCATCCTTAAAGGTAACGACACGATCAGTAGCTGATGTATAGCGTCTAATAGTCAACTCAGAACCACTAACAGGAGCTGTCTTAAGTCTTACTGTAGTATCATCTAGGAAGTAATAGTCAACACTAGTATCACCGTAGTCACCACCTGTTAGATCGGCATTGTCTAGTATGACCTTTACAAATGTTTTCTTGAGGTAATCAAATGGTACTGTAAAATCTACTGTAGTACCATCGCCCTCATAAATTATAATGGTTGATGCCATATGTTAATCTTCGTTATCTGTAATCATGTTAATTAGACCCTGTTGTACCAAGGGTATGTTAGGAGTTATAGCCTTTAGGTTTCTACCAAAGGATTTGGCATAACGTTCTCTGTCTCTATCAAAGTATTCATCAGGGTTAAGTATACCTGCATCTATAAGGTTTCTTGTATCCGCTTGAATACCATAGAGGCCCTTAACAGTGTTATAGGTCGGGACCAACGATCTAAGCAGTTCTTCAGCACTAAGTTGACCTGCCTCATCTCTACCTTCAATACCTTGGTCAGACGTAGATTTAATACCTATCTTCATACCCCCTAACTGAGCTATAAGTGAAGGGAAAGCTAGAATAGAGGAACGCATAGAACCATTGATAGCTACATTAGCTAGAGTAGATCCATCAGCATCATCTAGTTCTTCAACACCTATAGTATTCTTAAAGAAAGATCTTCTTTGCTCATCGTTCATGCCGGAAGCATTGAGTGCAGTCTGTCCGACAAAGGACATAGTACCTAGAGCACCTGAAATAGCCATAGTAAGAGCTTGGCCTAGACCGTCTCCCTCTTCTATTCTATTAGCCATCTTAACGATTCTCTTTCTATAAGATCTAAGAGCAAAAGACTTGAACTGCATAGCTGCATTAAGGAACGACGAAGATGGAGCACCTCTCCAAATAAAGGTGTCACCTAGAGAAGGTCTTAGGATTGTCTCAGAGGCTACATAATCACCTAGTCTTCTTAGTGTCATCAATCGGACTATGTTATGTTCAACTTCTCCTGTAAACTTAGGTTTAAACCTAAGTCTTCCACCTGCATCAATAGCAGTACCTTTCTTCAAACCTCTAAGCAGATCATCAAACTGTTCTTTGTCAATATCCAGTCTCTCAAGGACATCTTCAGTAAAGAAAGTTCTCTTTGTGCCTCTGCCATGAGAAAACCTAACTAAATCAGCTAGGAACAATCCTCTAGCACAGTCTGTAATGGATTCATTGGATGCATTAAGATATCTCGTAAAAGGAGAATTTGTAGCTAACCACTCTGTACCAGAGACAAGCATGGCTTTAGCTTTGTCGCCTCTAAATCTACTAAGGTTTCTATTCTCAATCTCTCTCCAGATACCTCTAGCTTTAGATTCCATACCAAAGATATTGTTGATTATATCTCTTCTATCACGAGCAGACATACCACCCTTAGACCAGTCATTCAGCTTAGATTCAAGGCCGGGTATAGATTTAATCATGAAGGTAGCACCATAAGCTTTAATAGCTTCAGCTGTCTCAAAGTGGTTCATATATCCCATAAAAGCATTCTTATTGAAGAACGTAAAGTTTCTCAATGAATCACTAAGAGCATTTGCCCATGTAGCTGCATCCTCAGCATCCATAGTGCTACGACCATAATAAGCATTGACCATAGCTCTAAAGGCATTGCGTACTTCTTGCTTAGCGGCCAGAGCATTAGTAGGATGCATCTTTACCTCATCCTCAATAGCATCTGTAATTAGCTTCTGAAAGTCAGCATACTGCGTGACAGCAAAAGCATCATAAATACCTAGGTCTGCTGCTGTATGTCTATTATAGGTATCCATGACTTCCACTAGATCTTTCTGAAGTCTGTCAACAGAGAAACCATCTGGTAGCTCCTCAGTGATCTTCCAAGGGAGTCTAGTCTTTCTATAGTTAAACTCTAGATTCTCAGGGTCATCATAAAGTCCCTTCTGTACACCCACATTCTGGTCAACAATACCCATAGCATCCTCACGAGCCATCTTTTCCATCCACTCATCAAATGCTTTCTCTTGGATCTTTGTAAGACCTGTAGCAGGATTAACTTTACCTACAGGAACAGTACCTTCAGGAGCACCAGTTTTCTTATTGATCTTAAGGACTTCATTCTTGTATCTCTCAAGGAACAGCTTCATATATCTAGCGTCATTCTTGGTAAGCAAGAGAGCCTTAGATACTTTATCTACAGCAGCCTTTATCTTTTCCTTTCTTGATCCGGCAAAGGATTCCAAGAAGTCTGCTGCCTTAATCTCACTAAAGGATCTGCTCTCATAGCCAAGACCTTTAGGAACAGCCTTACCATCAATCATGCCACTATCAAGTAGCTTTCCGCCTCTGTTCTGATTAAAAAGCCACCAACTAGTGTAAGCTTTAGTGAACTCAGGATTAGCATCTAGAGGTGTACTCTCAGCACCCTCAAGCTTCTTGCGCATAAAGTGATTAATGTCATCAACAGACATATTCAAATCTTTACTAAGCTTATTAATGCTGTCAGCTGTAGTAGTCATAGCACTAAAGCCCTCATTGAAGTGAAAGTCCTTATACTCTTCAGCTGTGAACTTAGCTTTGCCTGTATTATATTGCTTAAAGACACCCTCATTAGGTTTGGTTCTTGTTCCCTCCTCAATCTTGAACATCATATTAGCCAGTCCCCTAACTGTATCGCTCTTAGCATTCTTAAGAACACCCGCTACAGTTATTGCCGGAGTAAACCCCTCCAGCTTCTCTCTGAGACCATTGATGGCTCCTAGTCTACCTCTGACACCCGCAAGGTACTTAGAGTCTTGTACGGTGTTTGTAGCTATGTCTTTAGCTGTCTTAATTGCTCGTCTGCTAGTATCTCCAACAATCTTACCTGCACCTGCTATCTTACTTCTGACCTTGGAGAAACCTTCAATAGTACCCCCAAGCATAATAGCATTAGACAAGTTATCTATAGGATCATTCTCATCACCAGAGATGTACTCATTAGCATAGCCATTGAATACTGCGGAACCAGTAGACAAAGCTAGTCTGCCAGCCATAGTTGCTCCACCTAGAGGAATATATGATGTTGGATCACCAAACATACCACCAAAACCAGAAGCTAGGTTATCTGCTAGAGAAGCCATAGACTGCTGCTTACGGTACTCCTGAACATCTTTAATAATGCCTATTCTAGATGCAAGATCCTCCTTAGAAGAAGCCCCTCTGATAGCTGATCTATATCTATCCAGATTATAATCAACCATCTCTAGAATACTCTTTCTCTCCTCATCAGTAGGTTCATACTGTTTCTTTATATCAAAAGGTGTAGGAGAAGCAAATAGCATTCTAGCTTGGACAGTACCCCATTCATTCCAGAAGCCACCAGTAAAACCTACAACTTCATTAGCCTTAGCCTGTCTCTCTTCGTCAGTCTCAGCATTAGGATCTACAGGCTGACCTTCAGGAACATAGGTATCTGCAGGAGACAACCTCTCCTGAGAGATAGACAACAGTTCTTCTTCATTTGCCATTAGTCATTACCCCCTGATGCAGTATTGGACCCTGCCGGAACCAGATATTTCATAGCAAAGTTACTCACACTTTCTTTGTTTCTCTCAACAAAATTATAGACATCATTAGCAAAGGATGTAGCAGGCTTCTTAGCTTCCTCAGCAACATACTTCAGATAATCATTAGATATCTCTTCATTTGTATATCTCTTAACTAGATGCATTGTATTAAGGTCAACAATATCAAAGCTCTTCATGTATGGATTATACGAGTACGCATATTCCTGTTTAGGATTATCTGCAATGAACTTCTCTATATTATCAGAGAATCTTTCCATGACATCCGTGTAATTAGCATTAGGTGTATTGAAGAGAGACCTAGGAACAGGAGAACCCTGAACATTATAATGAGAGTTGTTGAACTCAGCTCTAGCTTTCTCTACAGCATCCTGTCGCTTCATACCATTCCAATAGTATGCAAGTGCTTTTGTCTTAATATAAGACTTACTATAGTAGTCTCCAGTTATCTCACCATTACCCTCCATGTCATTCAGCAATCTATCAAAGTTCTCATCGATCATCTGAAGTTCTTTTCTACCCTGATCTGTCTTGGACAACGAAAGGTATCTTGCATTAGACTTAATGCAGTCCTGATATGTCAAGCCCGTAGACTGAGCATTGATTAGAGTAACCAAAGATTCCTTTTCCCACTGAGCCATATCACCGAATATCTGATCTACATCCTGTGGATTCTTAGCAATGATAGAAGCAATCATATCCAACTGCTGAGGCTTCTCAATGACTGCTGCCTTATTGTTCAGTAGTTCTTCGGCCTGATTTGTCATGGTAGCTAGACACGAAGAACCTATTGCTCTAAAGAAACCTCTTGCAGGGTTATATGCACCTGTAGGATTCTTAGCAATATCTGCAAGCTGGTCTACAGTATACCCACCACTATTGAAGGTTTGCCACATAGCATCATCAATATCCTTTTTATTAATGTCATATTGATTATACGGATACATAACCATGCCATTACGGAGCCCTTCAACAAATGCTTTAGCGTTACCTGCTTTAGCTGCGCCTGCTAGTGCTTCTTTAGCATCATTCTGAGCTTTACGTATAAGTATATCTGCCTGTGCCTTAGCCCTAGCTCTACACTGCATGAGCCACTTAGATCTATCAGTAAGTCTATTGCCATTAGCACTAAACTCCTGATTTATAGCCCAGTCAAAATAAGATACATCACCCCTAGCAACTGCTTCTTCTGCTGTATTGTGATCCTGAAAGAAGGTATCACCATCTCTCATCCACTTTGTATTCTCAGCTTCTATGTGAGCCTTTTCCCAATCAACATAACCTATGGAGTCCTTAAGAGATACACCATCAAATACCTCCATGTCCTCCAAAGCATCTAGAATGGCTCCACCATCAGGTCTCTTAGAGAAACTAGCTACACAGTTCTTTAATAGCTCTACTCTCTGCTTAGGGCTATAGTGGATAAACTTAGGATTCTCAGTGACATCCTTCAGCGTAGCAATGATCTGGTCAGGTGTCGAGTTAACATCTTCAGCAACTGCATTGACCAATGCGGCATCCTGCATGATACCTTCTTGAACATTCCAGTCATTAGCCACCTTCTGCTGAGCTATGAGAGTCTTAATTCTTCCACCTTCAGAATCCTCATAGAAACCCTTCTTGAACCAGTAGTCACTTTCAGTAGCCCAAGGAAATGTACCGTTCAGTTCTTTCAGTACATTACGGACATGCTTAAAGTGCTCAGCATCTACCTGCTCAGGAGCCATGCCGACAAACTCATTGCGGTCTACTCTGTTCTGAAAGTCTCTCTCAGCCAGCTGAAATGCAATCTTACCGTGGTCATATTTGAGTCTGTTCATTGCCAAGGGGTCGTCTTGAAAAGGCAAGCTATTGGTAACGACAGCCTGCTTATACTCCTCCAGAGAGTGAGACCTAAGCCATGAATCGACTTCTTTATTTACATATTCTTGTCTAGCTTGTAGACCACCCATAGCTAGTTTAAAGGATTCTCCTAGAACTCTGCCCCAGTCCAACTCCTTCTTGACATTGAGCTCCCTAGGTACATTGACACTGACCATTGCCGGCTTATAGCCACCCAGTCTCTCTAGGGCAGAGTTAAAATATCTCCATTCTCCAAATTGTCTAGAGAACCCTGCTGTATTCAACCCATCATCTTGAGCCATAATTAGTAGAAATACCCTCCATATCTATATCCTCTAGTCATCGAATTAGAAGCATTCAATAGAGGACTCCAAGCATTATAAATCTGCATGCCTTTACCAAATGCTGAACCCATAGAACCCCAGATACTTGTGGCCCCACTTCCTGCACTAGCAACTGTGGTTGCACTAGAGGTGGCTACAGGAGTAATGGTCATACCAGCGGTAGCTGTGCCTGCCCCAGCACCTGCCGCAGCACCTGAGATAGCATCAACACCACCTGCAGCAGCGGCACCTGAAGCTCCACCTGCCGCAGCTCCACCCCCAGCTCCTGCAAGAGCACCTGCGGCACCACCTGCAGCTGCACCCATGGCTGCACCCTGAACTGTGGCATTAAGGGTCTGCATGAATGCCTGAGTGCCCCCAATAAGTTGAGATTTAAGCTGATCTCTAGCTTGCTCCACAGAGTTAACCATCTGAATATAGAGGGCATCCTTCTGTGATCTTATCTGGTTATATTGGTTTTCGTACTCATCCTTAATGGCTGTCTTCTGTCTACCTACAGCTGCATCTAGGGTCTGTCCCATCTTCTTGGTATTACGACCCTCATAACCAGTCTCAGCCATAGCGGCCTCTACTTGTGCATTGTTCTGATAGGCATTGAGAGACAGAGAGAACAACTCAGAGACCGCCTGATGATATAGCTGAGTCTGTTGTTTTGTTAGTTCATTTTGATTATGATTATAGTTCAATTGAGCATATTTCATGTTCTTCTTGAACGCCTTAATCATATTTCTATTCTGTTTTGAGATGCTATATAGGGAACCACCAAATCCAGAAGCTCCACCTACTACAGCCCCAATAACTATAAGACTACTCACTGTTCAATAATTCCTTTCTGTGATTAGTTAATAGACGATACTCATCTGTACTCTCCATCTCAGCTTCTTCAGTAGTCTTAGCGTCTGTCCTAAAGAACATGGTGATGTAGGTGTCCTCTATGGCCCTAAAGACTTGTCTCCTTCCTGCTTCTCCCTTCAGAACCTTATAGCCAACTACATTCACCATCTTGTCACCCATGCTCATAGTGCAGTTCCCACTAATGATGATACTAGTGGGAACCTTAAGGAAAGCTCCACAAGCTATGAGACCTGCCGGTATCTTTACTGTTCTGACATAGACACCGGCATGTATATATTGATCTACAGGTATATCTATCTGATCTGTTCTCTTGACAGCTTCTATGACAATCTGTTTGAGAGTATTCTGTTCTTCAATAGAAAGACTATGAATAACGTTATCACTATTATACTTTTGTATTTCTTCTGACATAGAATCCTTCCCATCCACCTGATATAATATTGATTGGTGTAGGATTATCACTTGACAATGATATTACTACCTCATCATTTTTATCTTGTATTGGGAACTTAAATCTACCTGTGTACAACCCATTGACACCTAGCTTTGTCTTTCGGATACCCAAGGTCTTACCTGTGTTTCTATAAGTATAGCACTTATTCTTCATGTCATTGCACACAGTAGCATCAAATACACCAGAATCACTATAGTTTACCCAGAAGTACCGTAGTTGCAGTCTACCTTCATCTTCAGATACTGTGGCTCCATCAGAACTAGATGCTTTAATACTCTGCTTAGATAGAGTAACCTCAAACTTATACTGTCTTCCTACAAAGTATTCTTTGCTTCTGACATCACCTCTGATAGTAAAGTTGCCTGTAGTATCATCCCAATCGGAAATCTCAGTAACATAACCGTCAGTATCTATAAAATAATATAGGTCTTTATGAGGCATCGTACCATAGACATCTTTGATGCTTATAGTAGTTTCATCATTGAAGTCACTGTACTTAGCTTCTGCCGGAACAGTATACTTTGTCTTTCTGTCAATGAACAATCTGTAAGGCTCATCCTCCATGTCAATTGCATTACCTGTGAGCTGGGTGTACTCTAGGAATAGACCACCTTCAGTATTCACTAGGAAATAAATATAAGCATTGACAAATTCTGCCAAACAGACCTGAGTATTCTCAGGGTACCCAAACTCCCATTTAGACCAAGACTGCTGCAGTGATGCTCCATCCTGTATGAGATACTTATATACCCACACAGTACTAGGAGAGGTCTCTGAGGTAAGAGTAATCAAGTTCTCTGTTGTATCACCAGATAGTCTTGTGATACCTACAGGAATATATGTAGGTATGTGTGCAGTGACGTCCTCAGCATCCTTTAGGTCAGCTACGTCCTGTACGGTGTAGTATCTCATCAATGAGCAATAGTCTACTCTGTCATTAATGAAGAAGATAGACTGACCTACGCTCAATGGCTGTGCTCTGTCTGTGTAATTAAATGCTGTGATCTGGTCAACCTTAACACTCTTAGGAGTCAAGACTCCATCTGCAGATAGGACAAACTGTCCTTCTCTAGAGAACAGCATCAGCTCCTTAGCATAAGGAATAGCATTTGTAAGGATTGCAACCTTATTGGAGCTTACAGCAACATCAATAGGGTCAGTATCAGCAATGCTTGCGGCCGATTTATACCAGTAGTTAAAGAAGTCGGATGACCCTGACAAAATAATGTTCTCATCGCTGATTACACCCAACCTGTTTCTATAAAAGAATATATCATTAATTGTTCTGTCAATAAAGGAGGGCACAGGATTAGTATCGTCATCACCTACTTCTCTATCAGCCCACGTTAGTTTCTCAAAAGTAAATGTGCCATCTGCTTGTCTAATAAGAGCATGTGGCATTGTAGATGCATTAATCTTGTACTCAATATCAGGAGCTACGGATTCCTGCCATGTATTAGTAGATGAGTTGTATCTAACCCAATAGTCATCCTCATCTTCATTGGTTTCACCCTGAACTTTCACAGGATAACCATCAGGAGCCGTAGGAGGCAGTTTAGATGTAGAGTTCACAGCACCCTTAATAGCATAGGCATTAGTGTTGCCCATACCATCTCTAAAGTCTACGTCCGGCATGTCATAGTTTCTAGATGATGTAATGACAATTGTTGAGTCACCAGACACAGAGGCACTATAGGAACTAAAGCTTGCATTAGGATTACGAGAGTAACCTGCAGTAGCTCTACCACCTAGGTTCTGCAGCAGTTCATTATAAGTAGTCCATGAAGGCTCACCTGTGTTTGTATAGTTACCCTCAAACAACTCAGCTAGTCTATTGGCAATGAAGGACGTAGTAACCTGAACTGCCTGCTTAGCTTCACCACCGTCAGGTGTAATCATCCCACAGTAGAAAGTACCATTAATAAAGATGGCATAAGACTTGGCATAATTGGCGTTCTTAATGTATATAAGTGCTTTGTCTGTACCAGACTTAGATGACTTATCACTAGTCATCTTAGTAGAGACTGTTCTATTAAGAATAAATGTATAGTCAGCTACAGTGACAGCTCTAAAGTCTTTCTGAGGATTACTCGATGTAATGTAACTAGCATCCTCCTTAATGTTCACTGTCTTAGGGTTACCCTGTAGATCCCACACTCTTATAGAGCCATTGCCCATCTCCATAATGTATTGCTCTTCATCATCTCTATTAATGACATGATACTTAAGAGTCTTAGGATTAACTTGGTCACCAAGTCTAGCTACATGAATCGTAGGAGGTCTCTTCTGTAGACCTTCAACTTCACTAGAGAACCCATTTATTTGTTCTTGTACCTGATCTGCAAATCTAACAATATCAGGCTGCTGAGACACACCACCTTTGAATGAGGATATGCTTTGTGAAACCAGTGGCATGTTTAGCTCCTCTGAATATTCTGAGATATTGTCTGGTCATCATTGTAGATATTATAGTTCCCCTGCATAAGGTCATAATCTATAATATCTGCATATGCACTAGATTCCTCAGTCATGAGGTGCTGATCTATTTCCTGAGAAGTAAGGTATCTCATCTGAAATATTCTGCAAGCTCTAACAGTAATGTATTTTCTAAAGACATCCGGCAGAGCATCAAAATCAAGTTCCTTAACAAGCTCACCTACAGACAAGCCTTCAGGAAACTCATTGGTCTGACTCTCTATGTCGAAAAAATAGCCCGACCTTCTGATAAGCTTCATACCGTCACTAAAGAATCTAAGATAACTATTAGGACACGGTACTAGGCCACTATCAGCGTCGGGCATGAGTGTTATATCATTAACTGTATTAAAGTCATATCCTCTACTCTGAATCTCCTTGGATACTCCATGAAGAATTCTCTGAGCATTCAAAGAGTCTACATCAAGGTCATCTTCAAGAGTAGAGATAGGACTTGCACCCACTGAGGAGAGGACTTCATTAACCGCATCCAATTCATTAGATGGTGTTACAATCATATTTTCTCCCAGAGTTTACTTGTTGTTATTAGTAATTACCTTCTTTCTTCGGGTTACCTTTGTAACCTTTTGGTCGGCAGGAGAAGAAGGTGTAGAATCCTTTAATTCTTTAATCAACCCTAGCTTCTTAGCTTCCTCAGGAGTGAGGTCTTTACCCCACTTCCTGAGTTCTAGGAAATAAGAATTACCGTGAATAATACGGTAATCCATCATATGTTAACCCGTAGCCTGAGCTGTCTTAACGAAGATACCCACAGCTTCAGGACGGAGACCACCGTGACCCCAATAAGACTTTCGTCTCTTAGACTATCGCTTACACCGTAGTGCTCTTTTCACTTAGTCGTTGCTTGTGCCAATAAAGGATCATCTCTGCATCATGTCTCTTAAGTTTTAGATGAGGAATGATTGCCTTTAATACTTTGTTAGCAGTTCCGTAGAACGATGCTCCAAAGTTTAATCGAAACTCTTTTATATTATCTTTAGTTGTTTTGTAGATCTTACCACCATAAGTATTCTGTATAAGTTCTACAGCTACAACATCAGATTTTTGTACATGAATCTTTAACCAATGTTCTCTTTCAGAATGCCTAAGATAACCGTCACCATCTACATATCCAGCAAGCCAAGCAGGACTAGCATTCTTCTTGTATCTGGTAGGCCCTGTATCTTGTCGAGACTCTTTAGCAAAGATTCTAAGATTATCTACTTGTTCTTGTGTCAAGTTAATTCCTGCAAACTCTCTTCGCTTTTCTAGCATTCTCTGAAAGTGCTTTCCTTTAATGACCATATGCTTAATTACGTGTGGCAAGAACTTTTCTAAGTCTTCCTTCTTAGCTATACGCCATACCTTTTGTTTCTTATTAGGTATGTCGTGCACATTGCCTACACCATAAGCTGCACAGAGGTCTTCAAGCAGTTTAAACCCCCTGCCTCTTTGGTCAATCTGACAAATATTAAACTGTAGTCCAATTCTAAAATAACCATCTACAGTCTTATTAAAGTTAAAAGCAATGGTTCCATCAGCATCAATGAAACCAGCTGTATATTTATTTAGAGTTTCGTTATAATTACTCATTTGTATAATCCTATACTGTTTAGAGTTATAATAGCTTCAATCGGGTTAGCTTAAGCTTTCCCGTTGTTTAGAAAAGATTATCGCGACAGGTTTAGTTTATCGCGTACTTGGCGATGATCTGATCAGCCTGATATTCAGCTCTACGGGCACGCTCCATAGCAAGGTCACGAAGCTTCACCGTACCCACAGCCGAGCGATGGAACACCACAGCTTCAGGAACAGCAGTCTTAATGACAGTGTTCAGGGCATGCTTGCCATCGACACCATCATTAGTGAAGTTCGGAGTTTCCACAATCTCAAAGCCACAGACATTCTTCAGGGCACCCGAGGTCGGATCAAACATAGCCATGTAGTTCGCAGCATCCGGCATGAGAGCACGAATGATAGCCGAGTAACCTTCAGGCGTCACAAGGCAATAACGGTCACCCTGCGGAACCCAGTTGTCAGTGAACTTAGCACGAGCTTCAATAAGACCTTCAAGGAGCTTATTACCGAATTCAGCCGAGGTACTGATGTCAAGACCCGTGACAAACTCAAAAGCCTTACCTGTACCGGGATTTTCAAGCGTTGTATTGGTCGGAATATTTTCAGGCATGCCCTTCGTCTTATCCTTAAGGCACATGTTCATAAGTTCATTAATGATGGCACAGTCAGCGGCCTGAGCAAGAGCTTCACCAAGCTGTCTAGAGTATTCCGTGCGGACATCATAATGATTCATCGCATCATCAATATCCGTAATAAGGCAGTCAGCCGTAAGAAGACCGTCAATGGCGATAACCTTTTCGGTATTCTCCATCTTCTTACGCTGGTCATCAAGGTTATTGCCGGGGGCTAGATACTTAGCGTGTGTACGCCCCATCACGGGGAAACTTGCACTCTTTGATTTTAAGCAAGTATTTTTCACTACAGGCGCTACCCCGTAGCTCCCCTTAGGTTCCCACCCTAAGAGGCTCATAGTTACCTATGAGTCTAGACTATATCTTATACATAATTTCCGTGTTCTTCCAAATAGTGGATCGCGGATTCGAGCCGATAGGGGGAATCTTTCATAAGACCAAGAGCTGTATTACACTGCGTACATAGAATGCCTCTAAGCTTACCTGTTTTGTGGTCATGGTCTGCAGCAGGTTTAGTGTATCTTCCTGTACCTAATGTACACCCGCAGATAGCACATTTACCTTCTTGTTTAAACCAAGCCTCTTCATAAGCTTTAGGAGACCACCCAGTAGCTCGTAGTCTTATTCTAGCTTTAGTGCATTCTTTGCATTCTTTTCTATAATAAGATTCTTTTGAATTGTTAGTGTGCATGTAGAACTCAGATAGAGGTTTAACCTTGTGACACACATTACATTCCCTAATGCCCATTTCGGAACTTTCACTCATAATTACGTATCTCTCCATTTCGATAGCGCTTGCTACCTACGATTAACATCTAGTCGTTGAGCTTTCTAATCTTTCGATTTAGCTTAGTTGCTGATTGTCCTATCTCTAGGAGATTCCAGCAGTTAAAAGAGTTTATAACGCACAGCAAGAGATTTTCAACCGTGCGGGATTGTGCGAACAACATGTCGGCCCATCATGACCGAAGTACGAGCAAAGGCCGTCAGGACTTCACCCGAGAACATCTTCATGAATAGAGCGTCACGATCACCAGCCGATAGGTTCTGGCCGGGGTTAGAAATAGAATTAGCTGTAAGTGCTGCCATAATATTTATTTATTTTAGTGTGTATGTATGTTATTATTAGTTTATAATTAAAGTGCTGTATTAAACATCTTAAGCTCCATCTCTCGCATATACTGCGGATCTCGACCATATCTAGGATCAGAGAAAGCCTTAATGACTTCTTCTTTACTAGTGAAGCCATTAGCTTTAGGAGCTGCACTCGAAGCATTACCAATGATGCTGGGATTACGAGTGCCATAGGTCGCTGTATATTTAGATTTAATACCCTCAAGCATCAGCGATAGTGCTTCAAGGTTATTGTTATCAATAGCTTTATTAAAGGTATCTACAACCTTCTTAGGTAGATTAGCAGATGCCCACTGTGTAAGCTTCTGGTATTCCTTCTCACCACCGGCAAGCTTATAGACCTCATTAGTAAACTTCTCTTCCAGTGCCTGTCGTGAAGCAATGAACCCCTCAATGACCTCAGAAGGATAACCTGCATTCATGAGGTCAGCAATGGTCTGAGAAGACAGAGTACCAGTACTGTTGTATTCCTTAATGGCCTTATTAAGATCAACACCCTTAGCCTTAAGGTCATTCTTGACAGCTGCAAGAACCTTTTCATTCTTGTCTACTTCTGTCTGAATGTTTGAAATACCATCAGTATTGCCAGTATTATTTTCAGTATTACTTTGATTAACCCCAGTAGTGCTAGATGTGTCATTATTTTCTTCGGGGTTATCATTAGTTGTCTCTGTATTCAGGATAGACGTACTGTCATCACCACCGTCCAACTGAATCTGCATGTTGTCCGAAATCATGACTTCAGTTTCCTGAACAGAAGTAGGATTATCCAACTCCACTTATTGTTTCCTCTATAGTTAATTGTTGTTATTGTTACTGTTGCTGCTGATTATTGTTGTCTACAGCCATCTGTGCCTGTGCATCAACACCTGCCTGCTGTGCATACTGCTCCATCATAGCCTGTTGTTCTTCCTGCATCTGCTCAGGTGTCTTAACAAGACCAGTAGCATCAATCTGAGAACTAGTAAAGATTCTCAAGATAAGATTGTTCATGTTGATTGTACTGAATGCCTGCTCACCAAGCTGTGCAATAAGACCAATAGCCTGAGTAAGGTTAGACAAGTCATGACCTCTACCCAAAGCATCCATGCCAGTAACAATAGTAGGCTCAATGGTAGCTATGCTCTCGTCAATGACAGGTAGCAAGCTCAATGATGCCATCTGGTTCATCACACAGGATACAAGAGGTATCTGCAGCTCCTGCGATAGGAGAGAGTAGACACCGCCTAGGGTATCTTCAAGTTCACCTGCAACATACCTGATTTCCTCTGCGGTCACACGTTCGCCGGATCTTTGTACGGCACTATTCAACAGGAACGCATAGGAGAGTCGAGATTCTATCTGCTGAGCTGTAGTAAAGACAGTCTGCATGTCCCCTGCCTTGTTCAACTGCATGGGTACAATATCTTCCTGTCTGCCTCTGACAAAGGCTCCATTCTCTGCCTTAGAGAGAGCACGTATGTTTGTCTGGCAAGAAGGAGACACTAGGAACATAACCTTAGCACTAATCATGGACATGTCCACAATGGACTTACTAAGGTTCTCTAGGGAGATAAGGTCACCTAGGTAATCTTCAACAAAAGATCTGCCGTAGTTCTCATTGTCCTTCTTACAGAATCTCACAGGAATCCAAGGAGACTTATCTAGTGGGTAGTGCTGCTCAGAGCCATTTACTACCTGACCCTCAATCTCCTGATAGGAACCCCAAGAATCAGGGGACTCTCTATAAACATGGGTATATACTTCAACCTTCTGATTGATCGATTGATCACCCGTGTCAGGTATAAGAGATTTAAGCTCTTCCGGCAGGGAACCTCTAGCTAGGACATCACGTGCAACCAGCTGAAGGACATTACCAGTCCCATCCCTCTCTACAACATAATCCCTGAGAGTATAACATTTGACACCACCTTCTTTAGGAGGTAGGAACAACAGAGCATTACCTGCAATAATCAACTGCTTGATGCACTCAAAAAGAGTAGGTCTAAGAGACTGAGCCTCCATGTACTTCATGATGCTCTGCTCCATCATAGACAAACCATACTCAACGGTATCTTTCAGTTGGTCATCACCTGATTCATTTAGTTTCTGAGTGGACTCCTGATCCAGCCCTAGTCTGAAGAAGGGCTGCCCAGGGGGTAGCAACGACAACAGAAGTTTTGATGCCAGATTATTCAAGCCTCTTGCACCTACAGAATTGTAAGGTGTCTCATAGCTCGTCCCACCATCATCAGATTCCTTTGGGAACAGCTGAGGTATCGTATAAGTAGCACACTTCTCAGCTCTTTGTGTGTAGTTGTCTCTATCCTGTGAGAGTCTGTCATAGACTACCTTAGCTCCCTCTGTGGGAACATAGTTTTGTGTAGCCATACAAGACCCCTCTTACGTAATATTCAGACCACGACCACCAGAAGAGTTAACACCCGTATCAATTCTTAGAGAACTCTTTCCTCGTCTGCGTCTCTTCTTTGTAGCAGTACCAGAGGTTTCCTGATCGGACGTATCAACTTCAGTAGTCTCAGTGTTAGTACCAATCTCAGGAGCCGGAGTAACCTGTTCTTGTGCACCCTGACCCTTATTGCTTCCACCACCTACAAGACCACCTGTAGAAATCTTTGTGATCTTCTTAATAGCTTTCTTTACAGAACCCATAATTAATTATTCTATTAAATCTTCTTTACTCATGTAATAATTATTGTACAAATGAAACCCTGCTTTAGTGTAAGTATTGCACAACATCTTACTACACCAATCATTAACACTCCCTGTTTGAATGAAGTCTACCTTGCCTTTCTTTAGTTCACCTTTTAGGAACTCTGCAAGATCTCTAGCTACACCAGCTCCTCTCTTGAATGAAACAATGAACTCTTCATTAAGAATAAGCAAGTCAGGGTCATACCAAGGAGACCCACAAGAAAGAAGACATGCACCTACAGGCTCATCAGTTTCTTTGTCAGCAAAACAATAAAGATAATAATCTTCAATTTGTTTATTAAAGATCATCTTGCACAATGTCTTGCAATGATTAGGATTAATGTTCTTAATCACATTAATGTTCTTTGCATTCTTAATGATTGAATTAACAACAATGTCAAGACAAGACATCAGCTCTTCTTCATTCTTAAATTCTCTGATATTGTTTTTCATTTGTATCGGATAATATTACATACTATGTTAATTATTATATTAGACAAGGTTTGCACCAGATCTAATAGATCTAGTGGTACCGACAGAAGTATTTCGATCTATGCGTAGACCTTTCTTACCTCGTCTAGCTTTTTCTTCATCTGTATCCTGAGCACCTAGTTCTACTTCAGCAGGTTCAGGAGTAGGATTGTCTACTGCAGGAGCCTGTACTTTAACTTCAGGTGCTTTAGGGGTTTTGAATAACGAACCCATAATTATCTCTTGTTGTTCTGCAGCTCAATAAAGTCTAGAACATCCTGAACACCCTGAAGGTAATCCTTAGTTGTAGACGAATAACGAATCATCTTTCGAATGTCAAAGACTTCCTTTAGTCTCTTTAGGTAAGTCTTGGAACACTTAGGAAAGTCTTTATAAGGATCAAACTCTTTAATATCATCCTCATCACTACTCTTAACACTTTCCTTATAGTCTTCAGTAGCTAGATTATTAATTTCAATATCAGTCATAATAATAGTATGTATATATCTTTTTAAGGTAATAAATAAAAGATCATACTATATGTACTACTAAGGGGGAGGACTAGTAGTAATACGCTATAGTATGATCTAAACTCTTCTTTATCCTATTCTATGGGAAATATTATTAGGACACTCTGTATATTATATATGGGATTAATTATTAGATACTCCCTCACGGACTTCCTTATCGGTCAACAAGTGGGCCATCCTGTAGTTAACCAATAGATCCCTTTCGGTCAACCCGGCTTTCTCGAACTGTTTCTTAGCTGCATCCCAGTAGCCATCAAATGTCTTGTTGTCTACTTTATCTAGAATCTTTTTTGCAGTTACTATGCCAATCTTAGGACAACCAAAGTATCCATCAATTCTATCTCCTGCAAGAGCTTGTACAAAGGTATTATACATAGCTTCTTGCTCAGTCGTATAGTGGAGTATGTCTCTCTTGAAGTCATAAAAATATCCTTCAACAGTATTAAAATCTTTGTCTCCACTAATGATTATACTATGCTCATTCATGTTGGATGATATGCAATCATCTGCTTCACATAAACTAATAGTCATGCAATCATAGTTATGTTTAATCCATTCTACTAGTGCATTGTAGCATACAGGTTTTCTTGTATTGGATCTATTACTTTTATAATTAGGATTTATGTCCTTTCTAAATAAATGACTATCACTGAAGCAATAGATCTTTTTGCTATTCGTTATGTCAAGATTATGCTTAATCTTTAGACTACTAATAATATAATCAATAGACGTAGTAAATGCAGCCTGAGCATCCTCTAGGTATGCATGAAGTGTCCATAGACCATCACCCCAATCTATTTCCTTCTGTACACTAGTGGATGCTACATAGGCTAACATGTCTCCATCGATGAGGCACGTGTCAAATTGCATTGAACTCCTCCAAGAACTTACGTCCCTTGTTTGTGATGAACCATTTATTTGTAGGAACACCAAAGACAATACAAGTAATATGACCACGTGATGCAGCTTCAGCAATCATCTTTGCATTATATCGAACATAGTCACTTTGAAGTTCTTTAGGTGACACAGAGAGATAGCTAAGCAATTCAAGGTATTTATACATATTAGTTCACCTCATCCAGTTCAACATTCTTTACTTCATCAACATCATAACCAAGAGCATAGAGGAGATTAAGGACACACTCCTCAAGAGCATACCCTTTGTACATACTAGGTTTGTTGTTGAGAACCGTCTGTCCATTAATGACTACCTTAAGTCCCTCACTGTAGGAACCATCACGAGTATCGTAGTAGAACGTAACCTTAGCGTTACCCTTATTATCAGTGGCATTCATACCAATTAGCTCCAATCTTTCCTTCAACATCAAGTTGTGTTCTAAATCCAAACATGTGCTGCACATTAGTCATGGCCTCCTTAGTAGCCTTCAAGACAATCTCAGCAACCTCTTTGTTCCGGCAGGCTACCTGAATTTCATCCTTACTGTTTCCCATATTACTACGGGTGTCGGACTATATCTTCACAGCCTATAGGTATTAGCTGTGCTAGGCATTTCGAGACTAGAGGAATCTCACCTCTAGCCCCTACTCCATTACGGATAGTCTCTACGCTTCCACTCTCTGATCCACTTGCAAGCAGAGGATACAGAGACCTCAAAAACTTCTGCTAGTTCTGTACCTGAACAATCAGTCCCACTCCAATACTCATGAGCCTTATTCTTTCTTTCAATGTAACGAGTACTGTTGTGAGTAACCTTATGATCAGGTATAGGAACAATCTCAAGATGCTCAGGATTAAAGCAGGCTCTGTTATGACACTTATGATGTACTTCAAATCCCTCAGGTATCTCACCAAAGTTCTCTTCGTATACCAGTCTGTGAATCATTATCAGAGGCTTTCTACCTTTACCTGTATACCTATAGTCTCTGACTCTTAGGTACCCATCATGATTAAGTTTATGAGAGGTAGAAACTATGCAACCTTCTTCGGTTCGAACTGTCTCCAAAGGTTTACCCCGCATAGTTTCCTCCATGTTTAGTTCGGTATTACCCATCTCAGGGCTTCACCGAGTTAACCTAGTTTAACGTGCACAATGAATAAGGTTATGCACCCATGCCATCAAAGCAAAGTCACCGTCCCATCCATGTGACAAACCATAGGTCTCCCTGAGTAACCTCTCAGACTCCACAACCCATGCTTTACATATGAGAGCACCGGCGCTTTGTAGAACTGTATTAAGTGCCGAATGGATAGACCGAACATAGACAGGCCGACCATCCAACCCCACAATACAATGAGTGTAATCAATAGAACCATCAGCACTCTTTCGCTTCCTCCAATGAACCCTCTGAGTATTCCCCACCCACTCACTAGAAGTAGCTAAGGTGTCCTCTAGGGTTTCTCTAAGTTTCTTAATTGCAGGGACAGCTCTGAGAAACTTTTCCTTGAGCCTTTTGCCATCAGAAGAACTGCCACCCACAATCTGACCAATCTTCGCATCCCCTGCTCCGTAAATAAACCCATACACGAAAGTTTTGGCGTTGTCTCTCGTAGGTAATCCCGCAGCTTTCTGATTAGCTGTATGAATGTCCCCATTCAGAACAGTGTGAGCATACTCACCATCGTCATAATCCCAAAGGAACTCAGCAAAGCACCTAAGCTCCAAACCAGAGACATCAATGCCTGCTTCGCACCAGCCCGCAGGCACCCCAAAGAGAGACCTGCACTCTCTGCCATATGCTGAGTGACCCGAAGGAACTTGTGCAACATTAGGATAGCTGTGAGTAGCCCTGCCAGTGACAGCACCATTAGGATTAACCCTGCCGTGTATGCGATAATACCCATCGTCATCTTTATTTACCATCTTCAACCACGCCATAGAGCCAGTGCTAAGCTGTCCTAGACGTTTATCAATAAGCAAATACTCAAGGATCTTATCGACACCCTCAATACCTACAGCCGTCTTCAGAGCCTCTTCGTCTGTCTTAGGACTGCCGGTAGGAGTGAACTCAGTAGGTTTCCATCCTCGATCCATAAGAACCTTAGCTCTGTGAGCACCACTAGATGGATTGAAGATTACCTCCTCGTACTGAGGATAAGGAACACCTGCTTTAATCCCTCGCTTAGCGTTGTCTCTCTTGTAGATCTTGTCGCCCTTATAGACACTCCAAGATCCATAGAGTTCTTCCAACTCTTTCTCCAGCTGTGCCTTACGGTCACTAAGCATAATGCTAAGCTCAAATGCTTTATCCATATCAAAGACAAAGCCATTGCGTTCCTGCTTAGCCATAACCCAAGCAATCTGATGCTCAAGATCAATAGCTTTCAAAGGATACTTCTTAGAACAAAGCTTGTTGTAGAGCATCTTGGTAACTACAACGTCCTGCTTATTGTAGGTAAGCATCTCATCACTGAGGTGATCCCAAGCATCCTCCTGTTCACCATAGGTGCCCTTAAGCTCACCTAGACGATAACCATAAGACTTCAAGCTGTGAGACCCAAAGAGACTCTTAGGAAGCTTGCCGGACTTCATTAGACCCATGTCAATATCTTTAATGTTTCCGTAGATCAGTCGAGCGAGAACCAATGTATCCAACACTACTTTACGCGGATCAAATGAGAAGTCCCGACACATAAGAATCTTAAGGCACGGTACGTCAAAGCAGATGCCATTATGAAAAACAATGTTGTATTGATTCTTGGCATAGTACTCAAGCTTGTCTACATATTCATTAAGATTAGTAAAGGAAGTATAGCTGTCATCTTTAGAATCGTAGATGCAGCCACACCAAAACTTAGAGACAGTATCCAACAGGCCGTTTGTCTCAATGTCAGTAATAATATAGTTATCGTATAGTGTGAGCATGTTTCTATATGTCCTATAGCGTTAGCTTAAGTTGTTGTTAATTATCTTGTGCAAGACAGAAGACAAGCACAAAGAATGGAATGACAAAAAGGAAGAAGTTCCAAAGGAAAGTAAACATCAAGAATCCCCCAAGTATTTTATTGCATTCTTAAGGTACTCAATGTTATCACAGAATTTTCCTAGACCTGTGTTGCACTCTTGACACAGCAAACCTCTAACCTTACCTGTCTTGTGGTCATGGTCTACATGTGCAGTATTACTTTTTGTATCACCAAATAAGTAGATGTCTTTGCCACAAATCTTGCATTTTCCATTCTGATTTCGTAACATAACCTCTTGTTCTTCAATGGTGATACCATATTTCTTTAGGTCTCTATTCCTCGCCAACATCTTGCAGTGCTCTATGTTATTCACATAGTATTGCTTATTCTTCTCCTTCTTACAGGAGTTGCAGTAGGAATAGAAACCCCATCTTCCTTTATTCTTCTTCCTCTTGAACTCTGTTGTAGGTTTTATTTCTCCACAACAGGCACACTTCTTAAAACTTAGTGTCAGTAAAGGGACACTCAACGTAATCAGATAATCTTCCTTTTTCTGTATCATAAATCATATATCCACTAACTCCTACTTCGCCAGAGTATCTGTTTTTTAAGATGCGAACTGTCAGAACATTGGGAGTATCTCCCTGCTGATTACGTTCAAGACCAATGACCATATCAGCAAGCTGTGCAATAGCACCTGACCCTCTGAGTTGACTGAGAGATACCTGTGCTCCCTCTTCGTGACCCTTCTTCTCAGGTCGCTTCAAGTGAGACACTACAAACATTGTAGCACCAGTCTCTTCTACCAGTGACCGAAGGTTAGTCATCAGCTTATCAATAGCTTTACGCTCACCTCCGTCCTTATCGGTATCCATGCCGGACACAACGATAGAGATATGGTCAAGGAAGATTCTCTTGCAGCCTAGAGCCACAATCATGTAGCGAAGTTTGTTAATAAGATTGCTTGAATCAAGTGACCCAAAGTGATCATATAGGAAGAAGTTGCCTGTCCCAAGCGTTCTTTCAAATGCTTCCTTTCGTTGTTCTTGAGTGACACCTTCAGGAGCCAGCAGAATCCTCTTGGAAAGATGGATTGACATAAGCTCCAATCCTGTCTTTCTAGTAGATTCTTCAAGTGCTACAACTCCACACAGCTCTCCCTGAACAACCCCACAGTAATATTCAAGTTCCCTAACGAGTGTGGATTTCCCCATACCACTCCCACTTGTGATGACATATAGTTCTCCATGCCGAATACCTCTCGTATATTTATTTAATGCCTCCCACGGGTATGGTACAGTATCAGATAGATCATCCACATTATTAACACAACTATCGTAGAGATCAATACCTGCAACAATCCCATCAGGGCGATAAGGTTTAGCATTCCAGATAGCACTCAGTACCTCTTTACCCTTTCCATTCTTAAGACATTCATTAGGATCTTTGCACGGAAGAGAAGCAATGAAAGCTTTACCTAGAGGAAGAATCTGAGCACACTCTTTACTAGCTTTACGTCCGGCATCATCCATGTCGAACATAAGAATAACTTCTTCAAAGTTGCTCAGATACTCTAGGTTGGCTTCAATAGCTTTCTTTGCTGCCTGAGCACCATTAGGAATACTAACAGTAGGCCATTGATTACCCTGCAGCTGACTAACAGTAAGACAATCAATCTCACCCTCAGTGATGACAATTTTCTTACCCTTAGACCACAGCTGAGAACCATAAAGACAACTAGTGACCTTGCCTAAGGTAATAAAAGACTTATCGGGAAACCTAACTTTCTGTCCACAAATAGCCCCAGTCGAATCATAGTAGCAAGCTATCTGACAGGGTTTACCCTTATACTCACCTACGAAATACTTGTACTTTTCACAGGTGTCCTTATTGAGAAGACGTTGAGTCAGTCTCTCAGCAACCATGTCACTGAACGGAATAAGATCCTTACTCATAGGTTTCTTAAACTCCTTGTTTTGTTTCTGATCTTCACTAGGAAAGTATGTATTGCAGCTGTAGCAGTACCTATGACCATCACTAAACAGTGCACAGGCATCACTAGAGCCACAAGATGGGCAAGGCTCATGCCGGACAAAGACTGACTCAGACATAATAATTAAACTAGACTATTCTGCTCTAAGATATACCGAGCAGATTGGTATCTACCATAAAGATTATAGTACCAACCACACGGAAGGTTATCGTTGTGGTAAATCTGATGTTCGAAGGGAGACATATGACCCTCCTTCAGTAGACGATCTGCAAGCTCAAGATCCTTCTTAATATCTGCAGGAGTATAGTCGTCATTCTGCAAGTAAGACACACGGGCACAACGGGCTGCACTCACCTTAATGGCATCAATTATACTTAGATCCTTATTCTCTTCATCAGAGACATAGGGAAAAATCCAATAGTCACCATTGAAGTTATAAGGAGGAAGTTCATACTTAGCTTGAGCATCAATCATTGCCTTTGCAAGATCACGAATCTCAGGCTGAGCTGCTTTAGAAAGACGAAGATTATAGAAGTTCTGCCACTCTGTAGCAGTAACAATCGTTCGGATAAAGCTGAAGGGCTCAAGCAGTCGATTCACGGTCTGCTTATGGATACCCATTTCCTTCAGTCGACTAGCCCAATAAAGAGCATCACCGCATGCACATTCCCAGATAGCCCGAAAACTAGTAAGCTCATCTTCGTTAAGCTTTTCTTTACCAGACATGCCCTTACAGTTCTTATAGACTTCATTGGGAATCACAGGATTATCCATGACTTCCTTAATGATCTTCTCAACAGGAGTAGCACGAGAGCTGGAGGCATTGCGAGAGAACACACGGTGAGTCATAAGTTCACTGTGGATGTATCGGGGATATACAAGCTCCATCGTATAAAGACCATCTTCAGTACCCTCAATGACAGTAGCGGTACAGAGGCCAACAGTAGTGGTAGTTTCGTTAGTAGTGTGATACATAGTTTTATTTATTTGTAAAGCCAGTTAAGATAACGTTCATGATCTGCACGAACAGAAGAATCATCCTCTACTTCATCGTAGGGTTCTTCATCTTCAGGTTCCTCTTCGTCTTCATCATCATCTTCTTCAGACTTACAGAACTCTTCATATTCTTCTTCCCATTTTTCAGGCATAAGATACTCTCCTAATATATGGTAAATATTGGTTCCGGCAGAGGGAATCGAACCCCCATCACATGATTACAAGTCAAGTGTAATTCCTTTATACTATGCCGGATTACATGCTTTCCACTTTTCCCAAGCGTTAACAACAAAGAATGTACGAGTAAGAACTCCTACGCCACCTGGCACAGGACTAATGTTCATACGTGACCACCCTTTCCATTCTTCGGGAATATCCCCACAAAGGTGATACACATCCTTATCAGGCTTCTTATCCCAATTGATCCCAACATCATAGACAATACGATCAGTAAATAAGGGTGCCCAATCAATATAAGAACCAAATGTATAAGGGTTCCCAATAGCTACAACAACGATGTCACTCATCCGAATAGCCACAGCCTTGTAGTCATCGCTAGATCCTCTGTGAAGAACGATGGTATTGCAGTTGCAGTAGTCTCGCAGCCACTTGTCAAGTGGACGCCCTACAAGATCACTACGCCCAATGATACAGACATTGTTTCCTTCAAGCTCTCTACCACCATTTAGATGCTTCAGGTGCTCATAAATACCTCTAGCAGTGCACGGAAGATCACTTACAGTAGCATTACCAGAGACATACAGCTTTCGTTTAGCTTCATATCCAAGATTATCAATGTCATTGGTAGGGCAGATACCACCAAAGACATCTTTATCATAACAAAAATTCAAAGGCAACTGAACTATGTACGGTATGCACTCATCGTTAAGTCTGTCAATAGCCCTGATAAGCTCTTTTTGATTTCCTACAGACACAAGCTCCACAGAGAATCCGGCATTAGTAGCTACCTTAATCTTGTTCTTCATGTAAAGCTTGCAGTCAGCATTGACACCCTTGCTATGGATGATAGCAATCTTGTGCTTGATAGGATCAGCTTTAATATCCTTCAGCTGCTCATCACAGAACTTTCTAATTGATTCTTTATCTACAAAAACATTTTTTTCCTTTGCTAATGGTGCAGGAGGAGGGAGTCGAACCCTCACCCTAATGGACAAGCTTCTAAGGCTTGCGTGTCTACCTATTTCACCACTCCTGCAAAATGGTGGGGGATGCAGGACTCGAACCTGCAACAGAGCCTTATCTAGACTCCGCTTTACCGAGGTATAAGCTCGGCCCTTTAACCAATTAAGCTAATCCCCCAAGATTGTTACTACCAATCAGAGCAGTAGTAAATATTAATGATACCATCAGGTACCGCATAGTATTTACCTATGATATCACCAAGGACACCCAAAACATACTGCTGGTCGTATCCATCCATGTCACTTTCAATGACAGCTTTCCGAAGCTTAAAGATGTCCTCAATAGTGAGCTTTACGTACAACCCACTCTTGTTAAAAGTAGGATCACATTGACCGTAGTCTGCATTGTTGTGAACCCAACGGTCAACAAAATAATTCTTACGAAGATAACCTACATCCGTCATGTCGTGGTAGGTCTGTTCAAAGGTTTGGCGCTTCTCGCCGGAGGAAAAGTAAAAGTAAGAATCAAGACCCATAGTTGTCTCCAAGTAAAAGATGCTTAGCCAAAGACCTATATAAAGACTAAGCCCACAACACTGTACAGCTTCTAGTTGTGATTTATTTTATATGCGACACACGCGTATGTCAACATAAAGGCCCTTCTTTGGCCTCACCTACAGGATTCGAACCTGTGACCACCTGCTTAGAAGGCAGATGCTCTATCCAACTGAGCTAAGGTGAGGTTGTTGTCATGTTAACCACAGCATCCTTCTTTATTGCTGTAGTTGCGTATAGTTGAGCACATCTGTCAAGTAAATCTGTACCTCTTGATAGAAGCTCTTGGCATTGGGCAAGTCGCTTGCTGCAAGCTCCTTCGGAATCTCTAAGCTTTCTATTTGATTCATTGAGATTGTGCTGCAACCTGCTAACAGTGTCCCTAAGATCCAGACTGCTAGAACGAAAAGAATCATATTCTCTAAGCAAGAGACTAATCGTTGCATCCTTTCTCTTGATAATATCTTTTTGATTCTCTTCATATTTTACCTGTTGTTCTAGTAGCAACTGTTGGTTCTTAACCCGCTCCTTGTCAGCACCTGCAGCGACACCTATTACGAAAATCACTGTAATGCATATTGCTGGAATCAGATTCTTAATGAAATCCAACGGTCACTCTCCTAATGTATGGGATTTATTTCTTTTGAAGGATAAGATCACCTTCTTTATAAGGAGCCTCACCCGACACTCTAAGTACATCACCCAGAGCTGCAACGTCATCCTTAGTTACCTCATGAATTTCAAATGGTAGCTTTCTGTACCATGCCTTGACATCAAAGCAAGGACAATCTTTATGAACATCCGGCAAGTCACGGTGGCCTAGTACCTTCGGGTGATCTTCCCAATACTTATACTGAAGCCATGTAACTAGGTTGCGTAGACTGACATATTGCTCATCTGTGAAGTTAGGTACGGGCTGCCCTGATTTGTTGATACCTCCAACTAGACATATCCCAATTGAGCAGTCATTGTATCCCTTGGCATGGGCACCTACAGCATCAAGAGGTCTACCGTTCTGAATGGTACCATCTTTCTTGATTACAAAATGGTATCCAATGCAGATAAAACCTCTGTTTCTATGGACTTGATCTATTGACTTCCAGTCATAATCATCTCTATTTTGAGATGCTGAACAGTGGACGACAATATACTTTACTTTGCCGGATCTTTTCTTTATGTTTATTATTGAAGGATGCTCCTCAATATTTGGTTTAAGTTTATCTTCTAGTATTTTATTTGTCATGTAATATATCGCTATCTATTTTATGTTTTGGTTCCTTTAGCCATGCATCAGGTATTACCTTGTCTGCATACTTGAATCCATACTTCTCACAGAAAGAAGCATAGGTAGTCTTAGAACCTTTGTAGATAGGAGTTTTAGATCTCGAAAAGATAAACCTAATATCCAACTGAGGATACTGTTCTTTGATAAGCAAATGCTTCTTTCTGTCCTCTGAATCCCATACACCCTTTGTCTCAATAATAATTCCATTTGGCAATACAAAGTCAGGTGTGTACTTATGGATTGATTCAGGGATCTTATAATTTATGTAATGTTTTTCATACTCTACTTCACGGCCTAAAGCGGTCTTAAGGTAAGCTGCGTTAGCCTCCTCAAGACCGCTTCTGTACGTCTTCATGTTGTGCCGTCGAAACCTAGAGTATGCGGCGGCTCTTGTAGTCAATCTTAGAAGTCTCCCTTATTGGGCACATAGTCTTCTTCAAGATTATCCCAAGGCTTGCTATCTTCTTCAGGTGCTGCAGCAGGCTCTTCAGTATACTCAAAGCCCCCTTCTTCTTCACCGAAGCCATAACTTTCAGCAGTGCCGGAAGCCTGAGGTTCTACAAGCTCAATCACTTGGACAGCGACAGGACGAAGGGAAAGACCACAAGTCTTAGTGGTGGGCATGTAATAAGGGAACACAGAGAAGTTCACCTTAATCTTGCTTTCGGAGCCAATCATTGCACCATTGCAAGGCTTGCCCTTAGAGTCAAAGATTGGAATGCTAACCTTAAGATCCTTGCCATCTTTGGTGTGAATCACTGCCTTCTGCTTGAACTTAAGAATAACATTGCCTTCCTCATCGTATGTCTCAATGTCCCCCTTAGTGACAGTCTTTCGCTGAGCAATGGCACGCTTAACGTCATCTGACGTTTCCATGAACTTGATCAGGACAGCATCAAGCTTGTCGATCAGTTCCTTAGTCTTAGCATCTTCAGGCAGCAGAAGATTAACCTTATAGTCTCCTTCAGGGTTGAACTTAGTATCCGGCGAATTCAGATACGGATACTGAGCAAAACCAGTAGGAGTAGTAAAACGAATATTGTTCTTGGTCATCATGATGTTGTGTGTTGTGTATTTTTAAATTAATAAAAGGAATAGGAGAGAAGGATGGCAGAAAACCTATCTCTCCTATTCTATGGGATTTATTATTAAGAGAAGCAGTAAAGACTGTTCTTCACCTCTTCAAGGTCTAGAGTACCACGCTCGGGGAGCTTAGGAAGCTTTTCTAGGAGCTTAGGGCTGAGCTGATGAGCTACAGCATCATACAGACTTTGAAGCACGTCATTCTGTTCGTATGTATCCACAAAGACTTCACGGACGATATGAAACAGTTTGTCAGCGTTACCTGCATGGGTTCCATAGGAATCATGGATACAGGCAAATCCCGTAAGACCCTGTTCGACACCCTTAAGTACCGTTAGCATCATGTGGCTTGCATCCATGCTATGGACAAAGTTAGGAGCAATCCCCTGACGCTGCTTGCGAGTAGAGATTTCGTTGTCCTTAGACACAATACCTACTGAGGGAGCAATACGTTGTGCTGTCTCTTCGTCACCATCAGGTGTCTTAATACGGATACCCTTAAGAAGAACGCAGTCTACTTGAGTCATCTGAAGCTTCAAGTACTTCTGCCGGACAGGAAAGCCCGCAGGAGTGATCCAGAAGGTAGGAATATGGTTGCCGTTCATGTCAACATCACTTGCAAGAAGTGCTGAGGCATCCTGCAGCCAGCCCATTGCTTCTACAGCTTTCACTACGACTTGAGACAGGCTATCCCAAATGAGCCCCGCCATATAGCGAGATGACTGCATAGGCTTGCTAAAAGCAAGAGGATTATGAGCATTAGCCGGATTGACCGTATCCTCAAGAATCTGATCAGCAAAACCATACTTCTTGGCACCATAAGGAAGAGTCATAGTACAGCGCTTGGTGACAGACCTAGAGATACCATAGTCGAGCCATTCTTTAGCCATTGAAGACACACCTTTCTTAAGGTAGTCTTCCCCGTCCTTAGAGATGATCTCATCCACTTCACCCTTAGCAAGATCCTCCTTTAGTCTTTCCTTTACCTTGTCCGCAACGATCTGATAGATGTCGTGAACCTTAGTGTCCGGCACGAGGTTCACTGCATATCCACCTACCTCATCTCGAAGCATAGCCGAGAAGTGCTGAAGGCCGCTGCAAGACCCATCAAAAGCTACTGCAATATGAGATTCATAGCTATAGCCTTGCTTGCGATACTCATCCCACTCAAAGCAGAAAGCTAAGAATTCCCATGGGCTATCCGCAGCCATCCACTCTTGGTTATCTAATGGATTCTCTGCGATACGTGCTATAAGCTCCGTATTGCTGTAAACCCACGCTATTCTCTCGTCCATGGGCTTCTTATCAAGACCATAGCAGTTGGCCCCGTGAAAGGCCAGCCAATCGGCCCCACGTTGGTCTCCTACAGGTACCCCATGGGCAAACTCAATGAGAGACTTGCCGAAGTCATTAGATTGGGGAGACAAGATGGTAAGAGGGTAGATACGCCCTCTAAAGTCCAAGTTGTGAGGGAAGTAGATCTCTTGGTCGTCCTTATACTCAGCTGCGAGAGCTAGGATAGCATTAACTAGGAGTCTCTTGCCCTTACGAGCATTCTCAAGACGATAGTATCTAACCATGTCTTTACGCCATGCCCTTTGAGCTTCGGGGTTGGTGTCGCATTCCGGCATACGAATAGGGGGCTCACCATACTCTGCAGAGGGCATATCAAGACAATCAGGAATAACCTTCCACGAGCAGACCTCTTGAGCTACCTTAAGCACCTTTTGGTTGATCCTCCATGGAGTGCTTTGAATTGCATTGACTGCATTGTAGACGTTGGGCATGTCCACATCAGAATACAACTCATTGACTTCCTTCAATGGAATTCTGACAAGAGGAATGACACGCTTGAGGTTGAGGTAATAACCACCCCCAATAGGTTTAGTCCACTTCTTCGGAGGAATCACCATGGGCCGATTCTTGAAACAAAGACTAGCAAGTTCCCTATCGTTGAAGTCGATGTATTGGATGATCTCAGGCCTGATCGAGAACAAGTACTGCAGCTTCTTAGAAGTAGTGGAGACTTGCTTATAGAGGTACCCGAGGTCAGTAGCTTCCAAAAAGATTTCCAGAAGCTTCATGCCTACCTGAATCCTCTTCTTCTCATCCCAAGGCTTCCATCCATCTACTAGTCCTTCCTCTACCATGGATTTCTCAGCAAAGCGAAGGAAAGCATGCCGGTATAGGTCACCTTTTCGGGTGCTAAGGCTATGCTCCAGCTTCCTACGTTCTTTGGTGCTGACAGACGACAGAAGCTTGGAGAAACGCAGCTCAGCTTCAATATCTTTAGAAATCTCCTTGCAGAGAACGACAAGGGATATTGCTTGGCCTTTATGGCCTACAACGGTTGATAAGATGGAGTTGCTCAAGATGACTGCGCATTTGAGCTTATCCATGGACTTGACTGCAGCGATAGCCGTGTTTCGTCTGCCGGGCTTACCCGTATCAGACTCAGCAATGGCTTTCTCGATATGCTTAGCAACAATAGGCACGCACTCAGTCATAAGGGTTCTAGTGGTTCCTGTTGTCGCAGCCCGATCATTCTCTCGGGATTTATACAGACGGTTGATGAATTCCTCTTGGGCCATCTGTTGAGATTCAAGCTCAAGATTAAATTCTCGCTCTACTCTTTCAAGACCATATAAAGACACCAAGTCTTGATATTCTTGGTCATTGGTGTTGAACTTGGATAGGTCTATCATGATTAGATTATTCTCCTATATTGAGGTTGATAGTTTATCATATAAGAAATACTACTAGACATATCTAATAGGATTTATTATAGGATTCCTACTACTCCTATCCTACAGGAGACCTATAGTTATCCTATAGGGCTCCTGTAGTGTTCTCTCTCCTTATCTATGGGATTTATTAAGATCTTCTAGCCAACCCTTGTATACCAGTAACTTAGCGACGTCCTTACTGTAGTCCTCTCCCTCCTTGTGTCCGGCACGAAGTGCATACTTGATTATGTTACCTTTAATGAACCCCTGCAGCTCTTCCTTTGTCAGGGTTATGCGCATGAGCTCAATAGGTTCAATGGGCAACTTCTTATAATGTTCATTGTATTTTTCCATATATTTATGTCCTTGGTTATGTGTTGGTTATGTCATCTTTAGTTGTTAGTGCTTGTCTCAACTATAGTTTCTTTGTAGTCTGTCTCTTCAGCAACGAGATTGTTCTTAATGTTCTCATAGAACTTTTCGGCCTCCCAGTCAGCATTAAAGACCGTTGAATCCTCATACATATCGTTTATAAAGATGTGTACAAAGATATTATCAAGCATGATAGTGATACGCTGCATGCAATCATCATTAAATTCTATATGCTTGAATGTTTTAGTCTTCATTACTGTCTCCTTTGTTGATTGATTAGTGAATAGGGTTATTATAGGGTACTAGCAGCTAGGTATTAAGCCACTAGTTACCCTATGGATAACCTTACTCATCACGTTGAGCAAAGTTCTCTGCATAAATCCTTGCTAGGGTTCGGCAGCGGTTATAAATCTCACTATGGTGTTCCTTAATGTATTCCACATCGTATACGGTCACTTCTCTAGGCGACTTAGCGAGTGCAGAGGCGATCAGCTGCATGAACCAGTTGAGTTCGACGGTTTTCATGATGTTCTCCTGTGGGGCCACTTAAGGCCCCTGTTGGTTATCTGTTAGAGTACTTCACATTCGAGGTTTTCTTTAAGAATCCACTTGGCAAGCTCGAAGACATCGACAACATCCATGGGAGTATCTAATGATTCGAGTTCGTCATTGTGGAAGGTTACATAGTCTTTCTCAAAATCATAACTGCTATCGTTGAGGTATTCAACAATATCGTAGGCATCCATGCCGGTGAAGAATTGGTTGATGGATTCACTATCGTTTGGGTAGATTTTGTCATCGCACCACCCGTTTTCATCACAGAACTGATTCCACAAATCGACAAGCTTGTCATCGTAGATGTAATACAGTTCGTTCTCCACGGCCTCTTGATACCAATCATCCAGTGACTTGATAGCTTCCTTACGAAGCTCAGGCGTTACCCTTTCGTCTCCTTCGAAGTACTTGGGATCCTTAAGGGCAGCTAAGACTGACATTCTACATGAACGCCCAAAGGGTGCAATAGGGACAAACCCTAACCCATGGATC